TTGTCTATTGGAATTATTAACATTATTATTTGCTTGTCTATTGGAATTATTAACATTATTATTTGCTTGTCTATTGGAATTATTAACATTATTATTTGCTTGTCTATTGGAATTATTAACATTGTTATTTGCTTGTCTATTGGAATTATTAACATTGTTATTTGCTTGTCTATTGGAATTATTAACATTGTTATTTGTTTGTCCATTATTGGAGGTATTAGTATTTTTTTGACTAAAGAAATTTAATCCTGATAGAAAATTTGATTTTTCATTTTTTTTTTCATTATTTTTATTTTTATTTTCTTCTTCTTTTTTTTGATTTTCTATATTTTTTTTAAGATTTGTTATAAATACTTTATTATTTTTAGTTTCATTATTTTTCATGAAAGGTTGATTATTTACAATTTTATTGACTTGATTTAAAAAACTATTATTTTTTTCAATATTATTTTTAATAGATTTTATTAATTTAACTCTTTCATTTTTATTAATAATATTGTATGATTTATCTATTTTCATAATTATTTTGTATAATTTCTTGATAATTTCTTTTAATTCTTTAATTTGTTTAGTATCTAACTCAATAATATTCTTTTTTTCTTTATTATATTTTGATATTTTAAAATTAATATTTTCTATTTCTTTTTCCATTTTATCAACTAAACTTAAAAGAACAATTTTTGATTTTTTTTTATTTGTTTCATTATCAGAACTTCTAATATTCATTTCTATTTTTTTTAATTGAGTTAATAAATTATTTTTTTTATTATTTTTTAGTTCAAATGTTTCATTCATTTGTTGAAACGAATCAACAATTTCATTTTTATCACCATTAATTTTTCTTTTATTTTCATTAAATTTATTAATAAAACTTGATATTTCTTCATTTTCTTTATTTTGATTTTGATTTTGATTTTTATTGTTATTGTTATTATTTAATATTCCTAATAAAAAATTATTTTTATTTTTTAAATTATTATTTTTATTTTGATTTTGATTTTTATTTTTTAAATTATTATTTCCTGAATTGTTGTTATTATTATTTCCTGAATTGTTGTTGTTATTATTTCCTGTGTTGTTATTATTATTTCCTGAATTGTTATTATTATTTATTGAATTGCTGTTATTATTTCCTGAGTTGTTATTATTATTTCCTGAGTTGTTATTATTATTTCCTGAATTGTTATTATTATTTATTGAATTGCTGTTATTATTTCCTGAATTGTTATTATTATTTATTGAATTGCTGTTATTATTTCCTGAATTGTTATTATTATTTATTGAATTGCTGTTATTATTTCCTGAGTTATTATTATTATTTCCTGAATTGTTATTATTATTTCCTGAGTTGTTATTATTATTTCCTGAATTGTTGTTATTATTTCTAGTTCTATTATTAGAATTCATATATAATAATTAAGAATATTTTTTTTTAATTTTTAAAAGAATTATTTTGTGTTCCATTTCCTATATTTGATTTTTCTGTATTTAAGAAATTACATTTTCCATCATTTCCTTCCATCAAACAATATTTCTGTGGTTTTCCTATTCCTTGTATTTCTTTTTGTGGTTCTATTTTAGTTTCTTTTATTTTTGTATTTCTTAAACTTTCATCTTTTAATATAGGATCAAAATTAGATTTATTTTTAAAATATAAAAACCATTTATTTAAATTAGGATCTGGTAAATATAAATACATTAAACTAGCTTGTACTCCATATTGTGCAATATCTTGAAACCTTGGATTAAATAATCCTGCTTTTGGTTGTTCATTATTCTTGTATTCTTTATTAGGAATTGAATAAAAAAACTTTATTTTTGATTCACAATATTCAGTTAATTCATTTTTATTATAATTTTGAGATACCCCTACTTTTTCAAAATTAACCATATCTGATGTATATAAATCCATTGATATAGCATTATTTGTATTATTTGGTGGTTCTTTTCCTATTGAACAATTTACTAATTCATTTAATGGACCAACTGGATATTTATTTGTTATAATAATTATTTTGCCTAAACATTCTTCTATTGGAGCACTATTAATATAATCTGTTCCATTATGACCATTAAAATCATACTTGTAAGACATTAAATATTTTTTGAAATATTTTAATAGTAAGCTTCTTATTTTTTCATATAATATATTATTATTATCATCAAAATGGAATTCTAAAACAAGAAAAAAAGGATAGGCTATTTCATTTTTATTATTAGGAATCCAAGCATAATCATTTATAATTTCAAAACACTTATCTAAATATAATGGAATAGTTCCTTCTTTTAAATTTTCTGGTCTTACTACCGGTAATGCATCATTAGAAAATTCATCACTTATATTACTATAAATATCTAATGTTATAATTCTTGTTTTAAAAAATGTAAATGCTTTAATTAAAGCTTCTTCATTAGGACTACCATTAAGAGGGGTATCTGCCAAATAAGTCTTATAAGAACCAGGATAATAAAAATCGGCTAATGTTAAATTTTCCATTTTTTGTGTTTCTTTATTTTTGTATTTAATTGGAATATTATATTTAAATTCTAAATAATCATATCCTTTTTGTTTTAATAATTGATTAATATAAAATATATTATTTACATTATTAGATTCATAAGATTCAGGTTCGTTATTTTGTAAGCAATTTATACTTTGAAAATTAAAATCATATTTATTTAAAGTATCATAAATATTTTTTTCGTTAAATAAAACATTGGAACTATTAATAAAATAAAATAAAAATAATAATTCAAAAGCAATAAATGCTTCAATATTTAGGAATTTATTTACATTTAAAAAATACATAGCTACATAAAATATAAAAAATACAATGTTCATAACTAAAAACATACCTAATAATACTCTTACTACAACATCTGGTAAATACATCGTGATATATTTAAAAAATACTTGACAAAAATTACACAATAAAAATATTAAAAATATTCCACTACTAATGATTTTTAATTGTGTTCCTTCTTTATCTAAATTTTTAAATGAAAATGCTAAATATAATCCCCATAATATTATTAATAGTGATATTATACCATAATATAACCATAAAAATCTTTTATTTTTTTTATTTCTTTCAAATAAATTTTCAAAATAACTATTTATATATTTTGCTGTTAAAGTAAAATAAAGGAAGAAAAATAAGAAAAAATAAATTAAATAAAATAATACATTATTTTTATTAAATGTATTTGCTGTTCCTAAAATAAAATTTTTAATATTTCCAAATAATTTTAAATAACTTTCTTCTTCTTCTTCTTTTACATTATTTAATATTCTATTTTTACTAAAGTTTTTTTGTTTCTTGGGTTGATTTTGTTGATTTGGTTGATTTTCGGAAATTACTGTATTGTTTGAGTTTTTATTTTGCGTACTATTATTAGCTCCCATAACTATTATATATGAATATTAAAATTATTGATTTTATTTTTAGTTTATTTTTAGTCTTATTTTTTTTTTTTCTGAATAAATAATTCCCTAATTTGTTCATTTTGATTTTGATTTTGATTTTGATTTTGATTTATCATTTTACTTTCTCTTTTTTTAACAATCATTTGATGAAAAAAATCTAACTTCTTAATTGTTTTTTCTTCTTTTGCGTCAATAACATCTTTTTTTGTTTTATTTTTATTAATTAATTGTTTTTCATCATGTACATCTTCATTTGTATATTTTGGTTTTAAAGGATTTCCTTTTATTATTTTATTTAAATTAATATTATTATTTTCTTCATATATTTTTGTTACTTCTTTTGAATTATTTTTTATCATTTTTTCTTTTGCTTCATAAAACTTTTTTACATATAACTCTCTATCAAAGCTAATTAATTTATTTAATATATTTTGTGAAATAGTTGAATATATTTTATTAATATTTGCACAGCATTGAATATAAATAGAATATTTATTAATTAATGATTGATTCCAATTAATATCATGTTTTGTTATATAAAATATCATAAAATATATATATTTTAATGATGATACTTTTGTTGGTTTAAAATGAATCTGATAATAAGATTTTAGTTTATGAATCAACATATTATTTTTTTGATTGTTCATTAATATTTTTTCTAACATTTTAAAAATTAATTCACTCCAATGTGTCTTCTCTTTTGATACATAATTTAACATTGAATTTTTATCAATATTTGTTGCTAAATGAATAATTTCATTAATATTTTCTTTGCTAATTTTATCTTTTTCTTTAGATGATTTTTCTAGTAATAAATACCAATAAAAGCAATTTTTAAGTGTTCCTTGATGATTATTTAAATTATGGAAAATTTGATTGATACAAAGAATTTCTGTATTATTTAAAGAATCACAATTTAAATCTTGAATAATATTATAATTTTCTGTTAATATTCTATTTTTAATTTCTTCTTTTGTTATTTTATTTAAATTGACTTTTGGTAAAGATTTATCTAAAAATATATTATTTTTTTTAGATAATGTTAAAGTACATACTAAATCGCAAAATATGTTCCTTATTTCTTGATTATTTCTAGTAAATAAATAATGATTTTTAGGATAATGTTCAATTATTTTATTATAATCATTTTCACGTTGAAGTATATAAAAAAATAATTTAGGATTATTAATATGAATATATTTTATATATACATTCATAATTGAATTCCATATTTCTTTTGTATAAGTTGAATTATGTAATTCTACATTCCAATATAAAGCTTCTTCAATACGATTATTTATAATAGCATTTTGAAATGCGTTAATTACATCGGACTTTTTATATCCGGAAATAGTTGCACCTTTAAAATCTTTTGATGTTCTTATATCACATATTAAATACTTATTGGGTATTTCCATTAATAAATATTGTTATTTATTTTTTGGATTTTGAATTATTTATTTTTGATAAATAATATTAAAAATAATATTTATAAAAAATAAAAATTGAATAAAAATATATTTTTTAAATTAAAATATATTTAATGAATTAAAAATTAAATTAATAAATTAATATTTATAACTATTCATTATGTTTAAAAAAACTTTTGAAATAAAATCTAAAATTGTAAAAGGATATAAAGGAATCATGGATTTAGATTTAACAAATGTAAATTCTATTTTACATAAAGAATTAATTCAACAACATTATAAAGATATTGAATTATATAAAAAAGAACAAGACAAATTAAAAGATGAATTAAAATATGATAATTGTGTGGGATTTGTATTAAAAAAAATAGAAAGTCATAATAAAATTATAGCAAGTAGATTTAAAATTTAGAAAAATAAATAATGGATAATAAATAATAAATAATAGATAATAAATAATAAATAATGGATAATAAATAATAGATAATAAATAATAAATAATAAATAATGGATAATAAATAATAAATAATGGATAATAAATAATAAATAATGGATAATAAATAATGAATAAAAAATAATTAAAAAAAATTTTATTTTTTATTTTCAAATTCATCGACTTTTGTAATTTCATCAATTAATTCTTCTAATTCATAATTTTTAAATGTTTTATCTTTTCTTTCATTATAATGTAATATACTCATTAAATTGTCATTCATTATTTTTAATCTTGGTGTTTGATAAATATTTTCTGAAAGTATTTCTCTTATTTGTTTATTTTTTGTTATACAATCTGATGATTTTTTTATCATATTGTCTGTAATCTTAAAATTTCTTTCACAATAACTTTCACTATTTATGATTTGAAGAATTTGTTTTATTCCTTGAATAGGAAAATTATCACTAATATGTTTCAAATTTTTTTGTATTTTATTATATTCTTCATATTTTGCATGTTTAACTAAATCTGTTAATTGATATTCATTATTTTGATTAAACCAATCTAATGCATGAAGTATATATAAACTTCCTAATACTTCAGCCATTTTTCCAGATGTTAATTCATTTGTTTTAAATTTTTTTCCCATTAATAACACTAAATTCGATGTTAAAGCGAAATTATTAATATATTTTTCTTCAATAAGATTTTGACATTGACTTGTAAATAACAAGTTTGATATGAAAACATAATAAAAGCCAATTGTAGTTGTTTTAATACTATGCTCTATCATTCCATTTAAATTTTTTTTGAAATCTTGAAGATTATCTTGTTCAATGGATTGTACTAAATTATATAAATATGGATGACTTTTCATTAATCCTTGTCCAAAAATAATTAGATTTTTTGTTAATGTATTAGACCCTTCTACAGTAATACCAATGGGACTGGCTTGATAAGCGTTTCCTAATAAATTTCGCGGACCTTTGCATATTCCTGCTCCAGCAACAATATCCATTCCATGATTAACAATGTCTCTTGCTCTTTCTGTTGTTTCATATTTCATAATTGCACTAATAACAGATGGTTTTTCTTGATTATCTAATATAGCATTTGTTAAATATTGAATACTTGTTATTTTTAAAGTTTCAGTTGCTATTTTTGATAATTTATCTTGTACTCCTTCCATATTTGCCAATATGGTTTTAAATTGTGTTCTATAAACACTATAAGCACCAACATAATTTGTTGTTAATTTTGCACTTCCAACAGCACAAGCAGGTAATGAAATACTTCTTCCAACGGCTAAGCATTCCATTAACATTTTCCAACCATTTCCAGCATTTTTTTCTCCACCTATTAATGATTCAATAGGAATTTCTAAATTATTGGCTTTTATTGTCCCATTTGGAAAAGGAACATCTAATGGATTATGTCTATTTCCAATTTCTAAATTGTATTTGGACGGTTCCAATAAAGCCAATGTAATTCCTTCTTTTCCTATAGTTAATAATTTATTTGGGTCATTTAATTTAAATGCAATTCCAACTAAATTACTAATAGGTGCCAATGTAATATAACGTTTTGATATATTGAGTCGAATGAATTTTTTATTGTCTTTTTCAAACAATTCACCGCTGTCTAACATGGAAGCTGCGTCTGAACCACTATATTGTCCTGTTAATCCAAAACATGGAATGTATGCTCCATTGGATAAACCTTTTAAATATTTATTTTTTTCTTCTTCTGTTCCATATTTTAATAATAATTCAGCAGGTCCTAATGAATTAGGTACCATTACCATGACTCCTAGCGGATTTGATGCTGTTGATATTTTTTGAACAATTTGAGATTGCTCATGATGATTTAATTCTAGACCATCGTATTGTTTAGGTATTATCATTCCAAATAATTTGTCCTTTTTTATGTGATTAACTAATTCATCATTTACTTTTCTTGATTGAAATATTTCATAGTCATTTACTTTTGAACATAATTTTTCAACGTGAGTATGAAGTATAGAAGTTGATGATAAAGATGGATATTTATAAGTATTTTTTAAATAATTATTTTGGATTTTACCTTGAAAAAAATATTTTTCAACTGATTTTGTTCCACTATTTAATGCAATAGATTCAGTTTCTGAGATTTTCGGAACTAATTTTTTGCTAAATTGAAATATTTTTTTATACATTGTTTTATACATTATTTTATTATCTTTTTCTTAAATAAAATGTTATAATAAATAAAATGTTATAATAAATAAAATGTTATAATAAATAAAATGTTATAATAAATAAAATGTTATAATAAATAAAATGTTATAATAAATAAAATTATAGAATAAAAATAAATAAAAATAAAATTAAATTAATTATTAGATTGTATAAATTTTGTAGCATAATTTGTAAAATTAAAATATATTGGATCATTTTTGAATGTTATTTTATCTAAAATTTGTTTATGTTTTTTTGAATTGTTATATTTCTTTTTTAATTTAAAATATAATTCTTCTAATACTGATTCACTTGTTAATTTATTAGGTTTTAAATTTATATTAAACTCTTTATTTAATTTTGCTATGTATGTAGTACTAAATAATGCTGATGATCCTTCATTAATCACTTTAAACATTTCATTATGCCAAAATTGTTTTGATACATGTGTATCATCAATGTTCTGAATTAAATTTATATCATATGAATTAACAACTAAATATGGATATAATCCTAAAATCATATCTAAATATAATGATGGAAAATGGTCTAATATTCTAAATTCAAATCCAACTCTTTGGTCTTTTAAATATTCATCATATTTTTTTTTATCATATTTTCTATTTGTTAATAATTTATTTGTTGTAGTATCATAATAATATTCAATGTATTTATTATTTTTTGGATAATATACTTTTTGTATATTTTCATCTAATGGATGCATTAAATCATTATTATCTCTTGTTCTAATATCTGCACCTAATCCAATAGTTTTTGGTATTTTAGAATAATTTGTTTTGTTAGAATATAATTTTTGAAATATTTTAAAAAACTTTGGTTTGTTTTTAAATAATAATTCATAAAAACTTTCTACATTTACATTATTTTTTGAATTATTTGTTTTTGGAGTTATAAAACTAAAAACATTATTCGAATATAATCTTTCTTCTAATATTCCATAATTTTTTATTAATTTATTATTTTGATTGTATATTTTTTTTCTTAATGGTTTTATTTGTTCTATTTTTGGATGATTTGTTTTATCAAAAAATATATTAGATACATTTGAATAATCTGAACCATTATTGATTAAAGATACATCTGTTGTTCCATAATTAGCATATGCATTTAATAAATGTCTTAAACTTAATTTAGAAGGATAATTTTGATTGTTTTTAATTTTATAAGATGGTGATGAAAAATTACAAGCAAATAATGGTTCTAATAATTGAAGTTTATTTGCCAAAGTAGCATGCATATCTAAAAATTTAGATTTTGAAAGACTTTTATCATATGGTATTGTTACCCAAATGTGATAACTTCCATTATAAGATTCGTCTTTTAATACACGATTACATAAATCATCATTTATACGCTGATTAAAAATATCAATTAATTCAATAGATTTATATCTTGATCCAATATTTGCAATTATTACTTTATTAGGTACTTTTAAATAATGATTTATGATTGTATTCATATATTCAACAAAAGATGATTCATATTTAATAAATTCTTTATAAGTGGATTCATAATTTTTATTTTTATAGTCAATAGTCATCATTTCTAAAATTGGCGAAGCACCATAACCTGAATCCAGTTGAGGAATATCATTTTTATAACAAAAAAATATGTTTTTAATTATATTAGGATTAATTTCTATATTATTGGATAAATAATTTTTTATTTTATTTACTTGATTATTTACTGATTCTTTAAAATCTTGTATAGATTGAATAGAATTTGAATTTTTGTTTGAATTTTCTTGATTTTTTGTTGTATTTTTTGTTGTATTTTTTGTTGTATTTTTTGTTGTATTTTTTGTTGTATTTTTTGTAATTTTTTTATATTTTAGTTTATTAAATGATAAAATTCTGTTTAATTGATAAAATGAATTTGAATTCAATAGTAAATGATTGAAAACTTTGTTTTCAAGATTTTTAATATATACACTATCAAAAATATTACTGATTAAATCATAATTTTTTTTTATTAAATCTTCTTTATTATATGATGATTCTATTATTTCATTTTTTAAATCTAATTCAAATTCTTCATTATTAAATATATATGTAAATGCCAATAATGGAATATGATGAATTACAAAAAAATATATATAATTATGTAATTTATTAAGAGTATTATTTGATAATACATAAAAATTTTTATTATTTTCTTTTGTTGTTATTATATCAAAAAATTCTTTTTTTTCTAAAGGGTATTTCTTTTTTTCTATTGCTAAATTTTCAATTATAATTAATTCTTCTAAATTTTTTATATAATCTTTATAATCATTACTATTTTTGATATATGATTTATATTTTTTATAAAAATTGATTTTATTGTTTTTATATAAGTCTCTAACTAAAACTGAATTTATAAAATGATTATAATTTGTATTTCCTATCATTTTTTTATTTTCAAATTGTAATATAAATTCATGTTCTAACCCTAATCCCCAGGTTGCCATATTATTTAATTAGATTAAATATAAATTTTTTAAAAAATAATATTTAATTTAAAAAAGATAAATAATGAATATTATTTTAATCAAAATATTTTTTAAATAATTCATGAACTGATTCTAAAGCTCCTTCAATCCATCCTTGATTTTGACTATAATTTTCACCAATAATATATAAATTTCTATTTTTATTTAATTTTAATATTTTTTTACTCATAGTTATTGAATTCACTTTTGGTTTCCAATAACCTACGCCACAGTTCCAATAATTAATTGAATTATAAATAGGTGCTTTAATATTTAATTTTTTCATTTCTTCTGTAGAGTACAATAAACTTAATTGTTTTAGTAACTCTTTATTCAATTCTTTATTGGATTTATTTAAAAACTTTTTCCAATATAATGCATATTTAGAATCTGTATAAGATATCATCACTAATCCTGTTTGTTTATTAATAGGTATTATATATCTTAATTTTATATTTGTTGTACTTTTTTCTAGATTTTGAAACCAAGGTTTTGGAAAAATACTGTAAATACGACATAAAGGTTTGCATGAAACTGAATTTAATTCAGGATTGTATATATTTAAATAATTAAATTTTAATAAAGCTGGTTTTGGCAATGCTAAAATTAAATATTTTGTTTGATAAATATTATTATTTATATTTAATACATAAGTATTTCCTAATTCTTTTATTTTTAATAATTCTTGATTTAAAAATAATTTTTGATTATGTACTTGATTGTGAATTTTTGATGTTTGATTAATTTTACATACAAGTTTATCAATTACTGAAGAAAATCCATGTTTTAAAACATAATATTTTAATGAATTTGATATTCCTTCTTCAAATAATCGAATTGCGTCATATGCATTTTCATATACTAATTCTCCATAATAACCTGAAAAATCTAATAAAAAATTTATTTGTTCTGAGTTTAATATAGTTTTTGCATAATCAATAAAAGTATATTTTTGTAATTTTTGAATATTTTTTTTATTTTTTATAAATAATTTTGCTTGTTTAATTACTTTTTTAATATAAGTAAAACTTGATTTATTTTTAAATATTGGTTTTAAATCATAATTTTTGGATGGAAGTATTTCTGTATTTCCTGATATTTCTATTAAATCTTGTTCTAAATCTAATTCTTGTATAAGAGATAAAAAAAGTTTATGATTTTTATTAAGACGACCAGCACCTTTTTCATATTGAATAATTTTATTACTGATTTTGTCTATTTTGATTTTTTTGAATTTTTTATATGTCGTTAAGCATCTACCTCCGAAATAATCATTTTTTTCAAATAATGATATTTTATAAGTTTGATTTTGATTATTTTTATTTTCTTCTGAAAACTTTTTTTGAAGTTGATGAAAACAATATAAACCTGCTATTCCTCCTCCAATAATTATTATATCATTCATTTAATTTAATATAATAAAAAAAAAATCTTGTATTAAAATAGATATATGTATAAATATAAAATTTCAAAATCTCCATGTAGTCCTTCAGCTGATGGTTCAGGCTCATTTAAAACATGTTATTCATTAAGTTCTTTGAAAAAAATTGCTAATGAATTAAAGAAGAAAAATCATTTACAAGTGGATATAGAAAAAAAAAATAAAAAGCAATTATGGGATTTGATTCAAAAACAATTTAGTAGTACATGTAGTAAAAAAGAAGATTGTTGGAAAAATCAAGAAGTTGTTAAAAAATTAAATGATGTTGAAATTAATAAATTTACGTTTAAACCTGAATATCCTAAAGAATGGAAAAAAGATAGCCACACTTGGTTAAATACATATGATATATTGCGAGTTATGAAACAATATGAAAAAAAAATTAATGATTTTAAATTTTTAGGTGTTGTTCCTTCTGATTGTCCTACAAAAATTCATTGTGAATTATCCAATATTGATTTAAGTGGATTAAAGAAAAATAAAATTAATAAAATTGGTATGGTTTATAATTTAGATGTTTCTAGTGGTCCTGGAACTCACTGGGTTGCTGTTTATATTGATAATAAAAATAATGAAATAAATTATTATGATAGTTATGGTTCAGAACCTATTAAACTTATTCATGAATTTATCATGAGTTTAGTAAAAAAATATAAAAAAATAGGTATTCAACCTACTGTTATTTATAATGACAAAAGACATCAATACGGTGGAAGTGAATGTGGAATGTATTCCATGAATTTTATATTAGAAAGATTAAATGGTGTAAATATGTTTGATATATTTAAAAGAAAAATTACTGATTCAAAAATGAATGACTTAAGAAAATTAGTTTATAATTATAGAAAATAAATGAAATACATTATGAATTAATAAAATTAATAAAAATTAATAAAAATTAATAAAAATTAATAAAAATTAATAAAAATTAATAAAAATTAATAAAAATTAATAAAAATAATAAAAATTAATGAAATTTATTTAAAAATTAATAAAAATAATAAAAATTATTTAATTATTAGGAAAAATAAATATTTTTTTGTATTATTGTTTAATAATGAGTATTATGAAATACAAATTATCATTATTATGCATCATTAAAAACGAGGATTACTTAGAAGAATTTATTATTTATCATAGACTATTAGGTGTTGAACATTTTTATATTTATGACAATGAATCTTCTTTTCCTGTAAATGAAAGATTAAATCATTATTATTATCATAAATGTTGTTCATTTATTCATTTTCCTGGTTCAGTAAAACAAATGGATGCGTATAATCATTGTATTCAACATTATGGAAAGGAAACAGATTGGTTATTAATAGTAGATGGTGATGAATTTGTATTACCAAAAAAACATAATAATTTATTAGATTTTATTAATGAGTATAATGATTACTCGGCTGTAGCATTGAATTGGATTAATTTTGGTTCTGGTTATCATCAATTTAAACAAAAAGGATATTTAATTGAAAATTATACCTATTGTCAAAAAGAACCTGATGGACATGTTAAATCATTTTGTCGTCCATGCGATGTGAAAAAAATATATAATCCGCATTTTGTTATTTTAAAAGATAAAAATGAATTAAAATATAAAGGATATGTTGATCCACTAAAAAATAAATTAATTTTTGATAATGTTAATTATTATAATAATAAAACTGCTGTTGCTAGTATAGGAATTATTCAAGTAAATCATTATTGGGGAAGGTCATATCAAGAATTTGAACAAAAAATTAATAGAGGTCGGGCAATGATGGGTGATAAAAGACAAATGCCTCCAAATTATCATGATTTATATCATTTTAGGGAAGACAAATTAATTATAAAAAAATATTTAGTTGAATTAAAAAGAACATTTGATGCTATATGTACTCATCCAAATATGTATAAAATATTAAATAAAAGTTTGGAAAAACATTTAGGTGATGAACTAGATGCATTTACAAGACATTTAATAGATTTTGGATTAAAAGAAAAACGACCTTTTAAAATTGAACATTTAATACCCGATTTCAATTTAGAATATTATAGATTAAATTATAAAGATTTAAGTAATTTAACTTGTATGCAGTTAATTGACCATTATGTGAATTATGGAAAAGCTGAAGGAAGAATTTACAATAAGTTAATTAATTAATTTTCTGATTCATTTGATTCACTTGATTCATTTGATTCACTTGATTCACTGGATTCTCTTAATATTTTTAATTCATCCAAAACATAATTAAACATTTGAATAAAATTATCATTCATAATATTAATTTTATCAATTTTATCAGTATTTTTATTAATACATTTTAATAATTGTTGAACTGAATTATTCATTGATTGAATGGTTTCATTCATTAATAAATCTTTTTTAAAATTTTCTTCTTTTAGTTCTTCAAGTATTTCTTGTTTAAGTTCATCTTTAAGTTGTTTTTTATATTCTTCTAGTTCAACCAATATATTATTTTTTATATTGATTTCTGATTCATTTAATAAATCAAAAAAACTAAAATTAACTTTAACATTTTTTTTAATATTAACTGAATTTGTGGATTTAGTTAAACAATTTTCTTTAAATTCCATTTTTATAATTTATTTTAGTAAAGAAATCAATTTTTTATCTATTTTTTAATATTTAATATTTAATATTTTATTTTTATATTTATGTAAGTTATTTTTTAAACATTTTTTTAGAATATCCAATAACAGCACAAGTAATACGCGCTCCAGCATGTCCAGTAGTTAAACTATCTTCATGACCTCCCATACCTAAATCGTCTGGTTTTTCATGAATAACCAATGAACGTCCAATAATATTTGATTTTGTACCTCTTAATTTAATTTGGTTGTCTTTCGCATTTATTTGTGCATTTCCTTTTTTATCAAAATAAATATTTCCTAAATCACCTACATGACGCTCATATGAATTAGGTCCTCCATGATTTTTGTGATATGGATTAAAATGAGCACATGCACCCATGCATTTTTCAGATAAATCACCGGCTTCATGTACGTGAAAACCATGAATTGAATCTTTATATTTAGTGCTTTTTAATTGTCCTATTATATTTACTTGGTTATTAGTTGTATCTTCATAAAATTCAATATTACCTTTTATGTACGGATGGTCAAAATAAGTTGTTGCTATAATTTGTGTACTAGATGACATTATATAATATAATTTAATTTTATTTTTTTAAATACTTAGGTGTAAATCTTCAATGGTGTAAATTTTGATATATATAATTCTTTAATCATTTTTACGTAAATAAATCATGTAAATATTGATAATAAATAACTGTTATATTATTAAGTATTTTATCAATATTTACTATCATAAATCTTAAAATTTCTTTATGATTTTCTATGGATTTAATTTTTATACTTTTATATAAAATATCTTGAATTAATATTGAAGATATAATTAATGAATTATTTTGATAATATTTTGTTAATAAAAATTTATTTATTATTATTTTTAATTCATTTATATAATTAGTATTATATATATCATTATTCAGATGATTTAATTCAAAATAATAGATAATTTCATTTATTTTAATATTTTTTGATGTTTCATCATTCATTTTAGTATTTTAATTTATATTGATTATTAAATTAATAAAATAATAAAAATAATTTAAATTAATAAATTAATTTACTAATATAAATCAATTTTTTAATATTTAATAAATATATATGATAATTGCTTATATATTAAAAGATTGTTATTATAGTAGTTGTGCTAATGATTTATTGAAAAAACAAAAAATAAATTTTATGAAAATAGATGTTCCTCAAGATGAAACAGTTAAAAATAAATTAAAAAAACAAAATAAAATGAGCACATTTCCTCAAATTATATACAAAAAAAATGAAACTTCTAAAATGGAAAAAATTGGTGGTTATGATGATTTATTAGAATATATGGAAATAATAAATAATATTAAACAAAAGAAATTAAATAAATATTTTTTAGGAGAAATATTATAAATTAATTTGACTCATTATATTTTCTTATTTTATCATTTAAATCATCTATGTAATCATTATTTTCTTCAATTTCAACATTTAATGAATTTCTTTGTTTATTATTTAATTCTTCTTGAACACTATATATTGGTTGTACTTCTTCATAATTAGTTAAATCTACATAAAAATTTTTTGTATTTCTATCTTTACAATAATTGCATTGGAAATCATATTTACATAATTCTTTTGAATTTGAATTCTTTGTTCTACAAACTCCTCGTGTGCATCCTTTTTTACAAACATCTAAATAAGGAGATGCTAAGTTTCCTTTTGTAATATTATATGTATGTGTTTCTGTTTCTTTTTTATTATAAATATTTGTATGATTAATTATATAGTAAATAATAAAAAATAATGCGCAAATAATAAATGCTATAATAATAATATTTTGTATTTTAGAAGAATCTTGATTATTTATTTTATTTATTGTTTGATTAACAGTTTTATTTAACGAACTAGTTATTTCTTTATTCATATATTAAATAAATATATAAATAATTTATGTAATTAATTTAAAAAATTTTACTATTATAATTATTAATTAGAATCAGATTCTGAAGAACAATTATTAAATGTTTCTAAATTTATATTTCCATCAAGTTTTCCTAATTTTGCATGAAGTTGAATTCCAGCATTAAAACTTGGTATTGCTAATCTTATAATAAATAAAACTATAATCAAAAGTATAATTATAATAATTGTAATAACAAAAGGGTTTATTAATATATTATTTTCTGTTTTTGCCATTTATATTTAATAAAGATAAAAAATTTAAACACTTATTTCGTTTTTTATATTTTTTTTATTTACAGTTTTTGTTTTCATTTCATCTTCTATTTCTTTTTTTAATTCTTCTTTGATTTTTTTATATTCTTCATCATTTTGCTCTAAATTTATTGTGTTTATTTCTAAATTTGAAAAAATGGATGTATTATAAACTTCATTATTTGTTTCTTTAATAAATTGATTGATTACTTCATAAGTTTCACATATTTTATAAGGACAATATGGAGGACAAACACTAAAATACATATCTAATATTTTTTTGAAATTCTTATCATTCATATAAACGCATACTGTTTTAACATATTTTTTATTAAATTTTTCTATTTTTAGATTAAAATATGCTTGTTTCATAACATATTTTATATCAAGTTTATTTTGATTATTTAAATCACTAATCAAAATAATTTGACATTTTTCTTTTTTACATTTTAATAAGATTTGTAAATATGTTTTTTTATAATCTTCAAATGCGGTTTCATTCATTTTTGTATCATTTTTATAAAAATAAACCAAAGGCCAGTATTTTGTATTAAAACATATCATTTTATTATTTATTATTATTTATTATTATTTATTTCTTAAATTAATTTATAATTTTATAATATTATAATTTTTTTATTAAATTATTTTTATTTAATTATAATAAGTATTATATATAAAAAATATTATGGATTATTATTATTATTAGGATTATTATTAGGATTATTATTATTATTATTATTATTATTATTATTATTATTATTATTATTATTATTATTATTATTATTATTATTATTATTATTATTATA